AGGAATTGTTTTAAAGTTTGAAAGGAGAAACAATGATACGAGGTTCAACATAAACTGGTCTAGTCTCACCATTACCAGAAGGATCAGAACACAATACCCAAGTTCCTTCTGCACTCTCTGGAGAGAAAAGACCATTAGGATCTGCCTGAGGCATCAGATGACGATCACCACCTTTCCATACAAATTTTTGGGGATTGGTATATTGTGTTGCTGCGGGAAGACCATATCCAACAGAATTACAAAGAAACACAGGAACACCAGTTACTTCAGGAAAAGTATAAGTATATGTAACCAAACCCTCTTGATCTCTCATCTCAATAATTTGCTTCATCAACTTACGTTCACGGAAGTTTTTGATTGCAGGCATACCTGTTTGTGAAGTTGCTTCCTTAAGAATTAGTTCTTGAGCACCTTGTTGTTTAGTGTCGGAAGTTTCTTCACAACCAACAACAGTTGCTCCCAAAAGTGCAATTGCGGCAATAGAAAAAATAGTTTTCATGATCAGTTAGGTAGATTGGAGATAAAAGATTGAAGTTCAATAGGCATCGCATCAGCAGGAACTTCAGCAGCACGATGTCGAATAATAGATGCGAGTGCTACTTTATGTTCGGGAGATGCTTTAATGTACTCAAACTGCATATTCTGCAGTTCTTGAATAGCACCAGTACGAAAAGATTTTGATTGCTCGAAAGTTTTTCTACGAACATTCTCATATTGTGGAGCAAAGACTGATGTGAAAATAACACCATGATAAGCAAGACCCCAGGTTAAGGCACCAAGTCCAACTACTCCCCCGGCAATAACAATAAATGGTTTCATCTGTTTTTGTAACTGAAGTCATTATACAAAAGAACCTCCCTTTTTGGGGGAGGTCATGTGGCAGTTCTTGAAGTGTCTCAGTGCTTCCTTTCGGGAACGCATTGCCTGAGGTTTCAGTTTTCGTTTCTGTTCTTTCTTAGAATGGTGCTTCCAGTTTGGGACTTGCATTGTTCTTTGGTGTATCAGGACATCATACGTGAAAAACCTTTGACTTTTTCAAACCTTATGACACTTTGGAACTTGTCATGTAAGTCTGACTTATGAGAGATGACGAATATATTAGCATCCTTTATCACATAACGAATAATTTTTAGGAACTCTTCGGTTCCAAATCCATCAAGTGAAGAGTCAAATACTTCATCCATAATCAACAGGTTAGTGTTTACGGAATTTTTGAGTCTCGCAACTTCTCTCCAAGTGAAGAGTAGAGCCAAATCTACACGCATTTTTTCACCTTCACTAAAAGAACTATAAGAAAAGTTTTCGTGAATAGGTGACTCAATGGTTTCACCGAACTCCTCATCAAGTTTAAAATTGATGTAGAAGTCCATCATTTGAAGATAACGATTAACCTGCTGATTGATGAATGGAAGATACTTCTTGATGATTTTTGTTTTTACGCCATCATCCTTGAGTAAGGAATAGGCAAAATCGTAATGAACGATTTCTTGTTTTTTGTCTGAAAGATATTCAATTGTCTTTTGGAGATTGTCTTTAAACTGCTCTAATTTCTCATTCTCAGTATTTCTGTTTTGCAAGTTATTGGTAATAGTTTGAATTTCATGTTCAAGATCTCTGATTTGTCTCTGGTTGAGGGAAATCCGAGTATTGTTTTGAGAAATGCCATGCGTTAGTTTTGTAATCTCCTTAGATAGGGAATTGAATTGACGTTCTCGTTCCTGTTCGAACTTGATTGTTTCTTCAAGATCTTCATAACCTTTCTTGAGTTCCTGTGCTTTATTTTGAACGTCACTAATTCTATTTACACGAAACTCTTCTTCTATGTCTTGTGTACAGGTAGGGCAGACCGTATTTTCTGTGAAGAACTTATGCTCTTTGGTAATGGTCGCAACCTTTTGAGATATTTTGCCTTTAAGATTGTTTAGTTTTGATAACTTATCACGAGCACCAGTAACATCACTCATCTGTTCTTGAAGAGTTTCCATTCTATAATTCAAATCTTCATTACTCAACATGTATGAGTTTTCTTCATCTAAAAGTTTATCAATTTTTACCTCATTAGCATCAATATTCGCATGACCACGACTTTCGAGTTCTTCAATAAACTCTTGCTGCATCTGCATCTTATCTTTAAGATTATCCCTCTTAATATTCAGAGATTTAATTTGTTCTTTCTTTGTTCGAATATTATCTTTAATCAGACTATTCATCGCAGAGAAGATACGAATATCTAACAAGTCCTCAATTACCTCACGACGATTAGAAGTTGTCAGTTGCATAAAGGGGACAAAGGTGCTGCTACCAAGTATAACAATTTGAACAAAACTACGGTAATTCACCTTAAGAATACTTTCCTCAAGAATGCGTTGATTGGCACGATCATCTGCTTCCTTATGAAGTGGATTACCATTCACCTCAATATCAAATATATTTGGTTTAATACCTCTACGGACAAGATAATCTCTATTGTTTACACAAAACTCAATCTCTACTAAACAATCCCTCTCGTTTGTGGCATTCACAAGTTGTGGTTTTGTAATTTTCCTAAACGACTTGTTAAACAGGGAGAAGCAGATTGCGTCTAGCATAGTACTCTTTCCCGCTCCGTTGGTTCCAATAATCAAGTTGGTATGATGTTGTTGGAAGTCAATCTCTGTAAATTGATTGCCGGAACTTAAAAAGTTTTTATATCTAATCTTTTTGAAGGTTATCATTGTTAATGTAAGAAATCATTTTGTAAAGGGTTTCAGTATTCTCTTTTAACAATCCTAAACTCATATTGCAAGATCGACATAACAATCCTCTCACATTACTTGTTATATGATTGTGATCTACTTGAGGATCATCTTTCATATCGAACGAGCATATCTTACACTTGTTATTTTGTTTCAATATCATAGCAGAAAAATTTTCTAAAGTCAATCCATATTTACGATTTAAGTGTGTGCGAAGATTATTTTCCTTTCTTTTTAATACTTGCTCTTCAGTTGCTCCATAATACTTTTTTAAGTTGAAAGCATTTAAACACTTCTTACATTGCCCGTGATATAAATTTTGCCCCTTGCTGCCCTTTTTCCTTACATAGTAATCAGATATTGGTTTTACAATACCACATTTATTGCAACTCTTTTCCATAAAGTGTTATAATATTTACCATTATTTATAATACCCTATTCCTTATCATTCTTAGGAGGGATCACAATGTCATTAGGAGTGATTATAGTATACTTGTATGAATGATACTTACAAGTTTTAATCGCAAGTTCATCATCAACTTCTACAATATCCATATCAGCATCTTCTTCGTCATATAGCATCATAGCATATCTTTCCGCATCATCTTCTTCCTCAAACAAAAATAACACTTTATTACCGTGATTATCCTGAACGGCATAAGCACCATCATCTTTACCATCTTTGAGAGTTAGAAGATACATTTACTCCACTTCGCAAGCCTGACTATACAAATCTTGGAAGATACCTTTGATAATGTTTTTATCAAGATCAAATTCAGATTCATCAATATATCGATTTAGAATTGAAAGTGTATTCTCTTCTTCATCAATATCAAATTCTTCAGACTCTTGAATTTCAAAGTTCTCAATTATCTTTAAATCATGAACTCCAGCAGTATAAAGTTTATCAATAAACTTCTCAAAATCTTTTGGTTTTGATTTTTTACGAACAATAACTTTTACAATCTTGTTCCCATATTCAGTTGCATTGAAGAGTTTATGATTGGTATCTTCGTAATAGATATTATAAAATAATTTATAAGGATTATTAACTGGAGTATGAGTGAGGGTTTCCGTATCAAAGATATGAAAACCTCTCGTATCATTTACATCATTCCAATACATCTCATAAGGATTTCCTAAGTAGAAGATTTTTCCGTTGTCTGATCGAGTGTGATAGTGTCCCGAGAATACTTTTTCGAACTTGTCAAATAGTTTGCTGTCCATACCGTCTTCCATGACGTGGCCACGATGAGCTCTAAATCCGTTGAGCTCAAGGTGCCCCATCGCACATATGCTAGATGTATTTTTAATAGATTTGACAGTATTCTCAAAGTTCTCTGCATTGATCCAAGGTATAAACAGTATTTTTAATTTATCTAATGTAATCTCCGATACTTCACTATATGTCTTAATATTATTATAAGTTTGTAAGAGAAGTTCTGGAGAGTTTACATTATTAGTATTCTTATAGTAACAATCATGATTACCAATAATCATATGAACATTACAGTTTTTGAGTCTATCAAATACAACTCTCTTTGACCACTCAAGACTCTGATAATCAATTGACTTGCGACTATCAAAGGCATCACCCATATGAACCACAGTATCAATTCCTTCTACTTCTAAAGTAGGAAAAAATACATCATCATAGAACTTTTCAAAATGATCATGCAGGTGCTTAGATCCCTTCCTTGCCCCATAATGAGTGTCGGTAATAATCGCTATCTTCATCGATTCTTATATTGAATTGCATCTTTAATAGAGTTATACTCTGAACTATGCCCAGAAAGCAAGCTATCGTCAATAACCATTACTTCATCAAATCCAGTCTTCTCAATAATCTTAGTTTTAATTTCCAACTGCTTCTTCTCCTTCTGTATGCGTCTCAGGAAGGCATAATGGATAATCTGGGTAAAGTATGCGAAAGGGTTCTTAGACCTCTCAGGATCGAAATTATGAATGTATTGGACGCAATTCTCAATCCCATCAGAAATCATATCTTCACGGAACATGTAATTCACAAAGTTGGGTTTGTATGAAAGATGTGTTGCAATCTTAAGAAAACACTCACCAAGATAATCTGGAATGCGTGGTTTTCCTTCCCATCTTTTTCCTCGTTCCTGTTTCGGAAACTCGGTGAGGTCTTTATTGAAAGTCTTCATGTATGATTTTTCTACCTTGGTTCGATAGACAATCATTGCCTCTAACAATTCTTTATTATTTACATAGTGTTCAGATTTCTTTTTGGGCATAATCCATTACTCTTTAAAGTATAAGTTATATTAATTATACCACACTTTTAAGAGGGCTTGACAGAACCCTGGATTATCAGTAGAATACCTTTGTTAGGGTTAAAGAGAGGGGCTTAGCTTTCTTTAGTATCTTCAAGTTTAAAGATATTCTCTAGAGACTTTCTTGCTTCTTCTACCGAAGATAAGTACCCCATCTTTCTAGAAGGTTTAACAACACCTTTAGTTTTTTCATTAGAGGAAGATTGAGGATTATAAACTTCTATATCATCTTCATCTTCAAGATAGTTAGTATATATCTCGATCATTCTTTTATCATGAGTTTCTGTCATGGTAAGAATTTTATCAGGTCTTACAATAAAGAAATCATCAGATGCTAATTCCATCCATGATTTAACTTTAACGTGCATTCCATGTTGAGAATGTAGAAGTTTCATTGTGATTGGATTCTGCATTACAATCAAAGGATCACCATCATTCTCATCAATAGAAATAAGTGATAATACTTCTTCACCAGATACTAGTTTTATTATTGCGTAAAATTCATCTCCCATATTAATTCTTTAGTGGTATGTTTACAATATCGTAATTAAAGTTTTCTTCGTTATAAACTTTAATTCTTTCGATTAGATGATTAAGTGTATAGTTCCTCCTGGATTTGTAGGATATGTCGTCAGCAATGTCATAGAGAGTTGCCTTGGTCTTGTTATTACCTTTCCTAAGCACCCTTCCAATAGACTGGAGATTCCGAATTCTAGATTTGGATGGAGAAGCAAAAATGACATTGTGGAGATTTTTGATATTAATTCCTGTACTGAATGTTCCGTATGATGCAACAATAATCGCATTATTTTCTTTTTCAGTAATCTCTCTTACTTGTTCTCGATCCTTTGTATCTACTCCACCATGGACAAAAAATACTTGTCTTTCATCAATCGTATTATTATTTATCATGTGATATAGTGGTTCACCATGACCCTCAACTCTTGCAAAAAGAACTAGAGTATTTCCTTTGAGGTCTAATGCAAGATTTCTTATGAACTTATTTCTACGATCATGATTAATAATATACTGAACTTCTTCTTCAAAGTTTTCAAACTTATGTGCCGGGTGCTTCAATAGAAGTACATTGATATCCAGTTTAGCAACATAACCCTTTTGCATCAACTCATCGGTACGAATGATTTTGTACGAAGCACCAAACAATCCCTCAAGAACCCATTTATGAGTTTGTGTTCCGTCAAGTGTTCCAGTAAAACCAAAACGATATTTTGCATCAGCAAGTTTAGACATTATAGATATTAATGACTTTGATTTAAACTGGTGTGCTTCGTCTCCGATAACTACATTAAATCTTTCAAAATATTTTCGGGGAAGTTTGTAGATAGACTGCCAGGTAGTAATAATGACTTGAGAATCCGTTTCTCTTTCTCTTCCCGCATAGATCTTGTGACAATATGAACCTACATCCCAACCATAGTCTGCAAAGTCTTTATACATCTGCTCTACTAGCGAAGTCGTCGGAACGACTATCAGAATATTTTGTTTCTTCTCAACGTAATATCTCACAAGAGAATATATCATCAGAGACTTTCCAGAAGCAGTTGGGGATATCAACAATTTTCTATTATGTTTTAAGGCGTCGTATACTCCCTCAACTTGGTAATCTCTCGGAGAATACTTACAAATAGCATTCATATAATCTTTTACACCTTCCTTTGAGATAAAATCATTCGTCTCGAAAGGAAGACCATAATACTTATTATCTACAAACTCATAAGTATATCCGTGGTCATCACAAAACTTTGTAACCTTATCTAACAACCCAACATAAATCTCTCCTGTTTGAGTATTAAATAATCTTATCTTTCCATCCCAGTATTTACTACGATACGAGGACATAAACTTTGCACCAGGAACCTCAAAGGTAAACTGGTCTGATAATTCGTAGTATACGTGAGGTTCTGCCTTAACCTGTAAATATACTTCATTCTTTTTTGATATAATCAAATGAGACATAACTCATAGGTTCACCTATAAGTATTTAGTTCATGTTGTCAAACTGATGTTCTAAGATAAGTCTATAAAAATTATCTCTCATTGCGATTAAATTAATTTGTTCTTCTGGTTCTCCCCCAGACCATTTTTGAACTGCTTGTCGAAGTCCTTCATGAATAAGTCTAATTCCTCTGATATTTAATTCTATAGAATAATATTCGTCGTCCATTAGTTAAAACCTGCTTGGAATTTGTGCCAGTCGATTGAGTTTTTAATTTGGAAAGTTCTATTTGAAACTGTCTTGATAATCTCTTCTAAGAACTTAAGCATCACATCATAATAACGAACTTTGAGGTCAATAGTATTTAACTTCTCATCAGCATCCATATACCTCTGTAGTGCCTCT